TAAGTCTCCGCCTAATTGCGGCGTTAAGTCCTCGACCACTGATGTGATGCCTGGGTCATCGTTCTTAAAAGCTAATTGACCTAAGCCGTCGGTATACATTACTTGCCCGGCGGTGCCGTCTGCTGTCGGATATGTAATTCCTGCAATAGTAATTCCTGCAAAAGTTGGCGAAGATGTAGTTGCAATATCTTGAGGAGTAGTCAATGTTGGATTGCCTGCAATCCCATCACCATCAGCTACATTAATTTGATTTAATGCCCCCACAATAACTCTTGTTGCATACGTAGAAGATCCGGTTCTAGTTACAAGACCATCTGTATCCAATGCTGCTAGCGCAGTTAAATCAGTATTCAACGGTTGAGCTTTATCTTTAATGTCTTTAGCTACATGCTCCGTTATTAAAGATGTTGCTTTGTCTTCTAACGTCGTGTCATTTGATATTTCATTTACAACAGAGCCAAGACCTAATTCAGCAGATGCAACTTTCAAAGCTCCGGTAGGGCTTAAAGTTCCCGCACCTTCAACTAAGCCATTCGGGATACTATTGTTTGTAACAATTGCATTTGCCGTTGAATAAAACCCTGATACATCTCCAAGATCATCAAAATTTTCAGTATGCTCATCAATTTCAGCATCTGTCATTCTAAGCCATCTACCAGAGCCGACAGTAGGTTGAACTACTTTATCATCATCAGGTGTCGCAGTTGATAATGGATCATAACGATACATTCCTTTATTTTTTATAATAATAATTACCCCATCAGCATAAAGGGTTACATCTAGTGCTTTTAAAGTTGTCACATCCGCAACTGGTCTTTGAATAATTTGACGTTGTAAAATAGCCATTTAAAATCCTCCTATGATTTATTCTGTAGTCCATTTTTCTCCGAATTCATCTTCCCATATGTCATAACCTTCATCTTGTGTTGATGTCCAATAATGAGTATATATAGGTGATGAACCTTTTTTTTCTAAACAAGTTTGCCAGAACATAATTTCTTGTTGTAAAATATTCCTACGTTTTATATCTTCCATTATTGTCCGCCGTGCGCAGTTGTATACGTTACTGTAGTAGTTCTTAATGTTCCGTTTATAACAGCCTGATATAATACTTTTTTACTTACTTCAATAACGTAATCACCATCTAATAATCCATAATAAGGGATTGTCTCACCATTTTTACCCTCAAGGATTAAATCCCCTCCGCCTCCAATATGGAACTTACAGGCATAATTAGGTAATTCTACATCTGCGGATAAAGCAGTATCGTAATTGACTTCCCATCCTACATTAGTAACTATTGAAACTTCATTAGATGGTGCATTTGGGTTTACTTGATTTTTTTGATAATTCATTTAATTTCTCCTTAATATTTAATAAATGGAACAAGATTATAGTTGACTGGACGTGATTCAGTTCCTCCTGTATTTTCGATTATTTTATTACCACTTGTGCCAAAAATATCTCTAAATTGTAGACCAGTAGTATGCTCAGGTCCTCCTAAACATCTAGCTCCATTAGCAATATTATAACAATTTGAAGATGTTTCACTTCCTCCCCATACTCTATGTCTATGACTTTCGAATTCATCTTGTTGAAATGAACCAACACCAGATTTAAAATCAGGCGATGGAGCGCGAATAGCATAATCTGGATCTGATCCACCAGAAGGATCTGCAAACATTCTTAAAAATGCTCCACTTAGATCAGGAATACTAAAATATAAGCCAGAAAGCATAGTAGCTGTACTATGTTGAACATCAGCAGCAGTATCAGAACTATTAAGTGCTATATGAAATCCTGTTTTTCCTGAATGAGCAGGATCTGTTCCTGCACCATCAATTGAATACCAAATATAAATCCCTGTAAGTACATTATTATATACAAAGAAAGATTCACCACCACTTAATGTAGATGCAGCATTACAAGCTATTCTAGTTGTATGATGTCCTTCTAAAGCTTCAGCTACTAAAATTGCAACATCTTTATTCGTTGACCATCCAGAAGATAGATCTACTCTAACTCCAGTTCGTCCTCCTACAGCAGGATCTGTACCCACATTATCTTTTGTAAACCACACATAATAATCATCTGTTGTACTACTTATTTCAAAATAAGTTCCAGCTGTAATATTTGCGAAAGTAATTGTTTGTATTGTAGATATTTCTGGAAGAGAACCGCTACCATCTTGAATTTTTGTAACAGTAAATCCAGAAGTCCCAGCATTTGCATCTGTAACATTTCCATTAGCATTATTAGTACATCTAACAATATCACCGCGATCAAAAGTAGGAATAAATCCTAAGCCTCCAGTCCATCCAGGATTAAATGTTGTAATGGTAAATCCTGTATCATGATCTGCCCAATTAGTTATTGTCCCTATAAAAGTATTTGTAGCTACTAAAACATTTGTAGCTCCTCCAAACATTCGAAGTGCTCGAAAACCATCGCTTCCAGAACCAGTTCCTTTATAACCATAACCCCATGTATTTCCTATCTTATTATATAATCTACGATATGTGACAACACTGCCAGTTTCATCTATAGTTGAATAAGAATGATGTGAAGTTCCATCGCATAATAAATATCCATAAGGTTTAGTTTCATGAGCAAAAAGCTTTATATGCCCTACAATACCAGTATCTACTGCAATAGTTTTATTGCTTGTAATAATTAAAGGCAATCCAACATCATCATCAGTTAAATCTGGTAATTCTATAGCTTTTTTCTCAACTGCAGACATTTCGTAGGTTTTATAATTAAATTCAATTAATTCCTCACCTTTATTTAATTGGAAATTAGCAATATCTACTGTACTTACTTGATTTAATGGAAGCCTTATTCCAGCATATAAAGCATCATCATTATTTGTACCTAATACTTTCCCATTGATTGCTGGAATAACTATAGTCAATGTAACTCTAGCCCAATTAACCCCAAGACTTTCAATAGTTAAAGTTTCTACATTTCCGCTTGGCGATCCTCCAGTTCCAAAATGCTGAATAAGAGCCACCTGAATAGATGAACTTGTTGAACTTCTAGCAAAAAAACTAATTGTAATTGTCTCTCCTGAAAGAGTTTCTACACCTGTAATTCTTAACGCAATATCTTTATAAGATTCTCCAGCTCCTCCAACTCCAGTACAATTATATCTTAAATAATATTTTGGATTCTCAGGAACATCTGTCTGACCAACTATAAATTCAGGAAATGAAATAGTATTAATAGCATTAGTATTATTTCTTCTAAATACCCAATGATCTGCTGCTATATCAAAATCATTCGGATGAGCAACTAAATAATCATTATCGAATGCTGTTTTATAATGAAATCTAAATTGAGGATTTAAGAAATAATTTGTAGGATCGAATTCTGTAACAACAGGAGCGTCATCACCAGAGGATGGATAATTATCTATACTTTTTACTAAAGTAGTATCAGATTTACGAACTTCTATATAGTATGGCTCATCATCTGCGTAATAAATAGCCCCTATAGATCCAACAGAGTCCAATGTATGGGGGTTATCCCATATAGGTGGTTCAGTAGCTGGCGGTGTAATAACGTCCGTTAAATAGGTTGCTTTTCGCTTGTTATGATCTGTCGCCTTAAACCATTCGATTGTTCCACCGATTAAAGGTGCTCCTGTTACTGGATCGAAAAAATAATTAATAAATTGCGGTTGTATTGTATAATTTACTAAAGCCATTAGCTTTGTCCTCCTTGTCCATACCCTCTAATAAGTAATGATCTTAATGTTGGAGATGTTACTGCTTGTGCACCAACTCCGGCTAATTTGCCACCAACTCCAGCCCCTAATCTTTGAAGATAAGGATAAGCTAAGAGCAAAGTTCCAATATCAGGATGTCCACCTAATATTCCAGCTAACCCTCCAACTGTTCTGGCTGATTCAAATCCTCTTTGAACAGGAGCTTTTTTTGTTGGCTCTTTAAATAAGCTTGGATTTTTTTCATGTAATTTCGAATATGAATCTAACAACTGCTTATCATCTTTATTAAACAGAGCATTTTTTTGATTTTCTCCTAACTTATTGTATTGAGATAATATTTTTGCAGGATCTCCTTCTTGATTTCTTAAATAATGATAAGCAACAAGATCTTTAGATTCTTCGTCAGGCATCATGTGTTTTAAATTATTTAATAATTCAACAGGATCTTTTTGTTTAGAAGGTCTTAAATATTCCTCTACCATTCCTGAAATAGGTTTTCCTTTTGCATATCGATTATAGAATGGAGATTTATTTTTTGTTCCACCTGGAACCTTTTTAAAAGGAAGCAATTCATCTTTATATCTTTGATCTGCTGTTTCCCATAAATTTTTTATTTCTGGATCTTCTCCTAAAGAATCTGATAATGTATCTTTAAGAGCATCTTTTGCCTCCATAGCTATATGACGTCTTTGATCATCATATTTAAATCGTCCAATATCTTTATTTAACCGTCTTTTAGCTAAATCAACTTTATCGAAAGTAGGAGTTTTAAGTTTTAACCATTTATTGAGATAATTCATGGTTTTGATTTGATCCTCATCTAATTCTTCATCTCCATCGAAAAGACCTCCTTCTTCCATTTCTTTTTGTTTAATTTTATCCATTTTATCCATATAAGGTTGTTGATTTATCTTAAGTCCTTGTTCTTGAGCCATTTTTGTTGGTGTTTCATAAGCTGTATGAATACTTTGTTCAGGCTGTACCCATCTTGCTGTTTCAATTTCAGGTTTTCCTTCTAATTCTTCAAAATGTTGAGAAGCTCTATCAAAAATATCTTGAGCACTTGTTTCTTTAGTGCTAGATCCTCTTAATTTATCTAACATTGAATCTAATGCTGCTTTTGATCGAGGATAGACAACTTCAGCTCTTTGCATTGCTTTTTGAGCAGCTTTAGATAATCCTCTACCGACACCATGCAAAACTGTGCCTGTAACACCTCCCACTAAAGCTCCTCTTCCTGGAGTTGTTGGAGCTTGTCCAGCCCCATAAACACCTCCTATTGCTGCTTGTTCTGCTGCTGGTGCTATCTTTCCAGCCAAAGGTGCAAGTCTTTCAGCAAGACCAAGAGGAGCCATAGCTTCTGCAGTTCCTGCATAACCAAGCCCTCCACCAGCTAAAGTTCCTATTTTTCCAGCTAATGTTTCTTGTCCTGGAGCCCTAGGTAATTGCGGAGCAGCTTGAGGTTGTTTTCCCATAAGACCTCTTACAACATTAATTGGAAGCATTGTCACATTTGCTATTTGTTGAGCTAATTCTTGACCTGCTGCTGCTGGCATTGCTACTGGTGCGCTTGTTAATATCTTGCTTAAAAGCCCTTGTCTATCAGGAGTTATTCCAGGCTGAGGTTGAGCTTGTGCAGCTAATAAATTAATTGGTTGTGCCTCTGTTACTGGTTCAATAGGAGTTTGTAAATCTTCTTTTGTAAGTAGCATTTCAGGCATTATTGTCCTCCATGTTTTTGTCTTAATCTGCGAATCACTTCATCCGGAGAAATTCCAAGTTGTTTAGCTGTATGATCTATATTTTCTTGAGTAGAACCAGGAACATTAGCGAGAATTAAGCCTTTTTTATATTGAAATCCTTTTTCAAATTTTTCTTCACCTACTATTCCGCCTTTAACTCTTGCTAAAGAACCATCATGATAATGTTGTAAATATTCTTTTAATTTATTCCATCTTTGAAGAGCAAGTTGAGGATTATTATTTAAAACATTATCAACACCTTGACTCATGTTTGCTACTGCATCAGCTATATATTTTTCTACATATCCTTCTCTTACAGAAGTAGCCATACTTTGTCTTAATGTATCTGTAATAAATTTATGTGTTTGTTTTGAAAAAGTTTGATAATCATCAAATCTCTTTTTTCTATCTCCTGTTAATAATCCTGCTGCATTAGCTGCTTGATCATTTCTAAATGCTAAACCTCCAGCAGTTCCCGAATAAGCCATAACTGGAGAAATATCTTGTTCTTTTATTTCAGATAAAATCGAACCTGAATATGCAGCCCTATTTCTAGCTGTTTCATCAGATGTTTCTTTTTCTAATTGACTGCCTGTTTGTGCAGCCATTTCGCCAAATTGTTGTTGTTCTTCAGGTGTTGTATGTGATTGAACGGCTGGAGTTTGAGTTAATGCCGCTGCGACTGGATGTTGAACTGTTTTAGGAGTTTGTAATCCAGTAGCAGGAGATTGCCCTGCTGCTAATTCTTGACCTGTATCTGTAGTTATACCTAATTGTTCTTTTTCTTGTGGGCTCATTTGAGGCAAAATACTATCTAAAAAGCTTCTATCTCCAGCTGCTGCTCGTTGTTGAGCTTGTTTTACCATTTGTAATTTAGTCGCTGAAGGAAGATAAGACCATGTTCCTCTTTGTTGTAAACTTGCTGTTTGAGCTTTTCTATAAGCTTCACCGGCATCCCAATCTTCTTTTGTAACTTGAAATGGTTGCCCAGTCATCATACTTCTAACTTTTGCTCTATTTACCGCTAATGCTGGTGCTCCTGTCATTCCAGACATTCCCAATAAAGGATCTTGCGCTTTTGCTTGAGCTAATTGAGCTTGAGCTTGAGTTAAACCTAATTTTGCTTGTTCTTCAGGTTGAAGATAAGGCATTAATAAGGATTGTTGTCTTATTTTTTGTGCATGCTCCATTAGACCAGGAATTATTCCTGCTCCTGTTGCCGCAGCTTGTGGATCAAAAAATATAGCCATAACATTCTCCTTATAAGAAAAGTCCTAAAGCACCACCTAAAAGACCTCCCATTCCAGATGCAGATTGTGCTTGTCTTTGTGCAGCTAAAGCCTGTGCATTCGCAAGAGCTTCTGATAATCCACTAACTTGTTGTCCAGCCTGCATACCAAGACCTGCCATTTGTCCTGCTGCTCCATAACCCATCTGTCCTAGCCCGCCCATTCCGCCAAGGTATGTTTGACCCATTCCTAAAACATTATTTAAATATTGCTGCATATCTTGAGAGGAAAGTCCTTGTGAATATTTAAGAACGTCTTTAGCTTCTTGACCACTTCCAGCAAGTCCTTGAGCTCCCATTACATTTTGTAATTGCTCCATTCCTTGTTGTTCTTGAAATTGCGCTGCTGGTGATTGTTGATATCCAGACATTATTTGTGAATATAATTGAGTAGGATCTTTATAAGCTTGTAAAGCACTCATATAGTCGCCTAAAGCTCCACGTCCTGCTTGTTCATATGGGCTTAATTGTCCTATCCCTTTCTGATACATCTGTTTAATATAATCTTCTGCTCCTCCTAGAGTTTGTTCACCACCTCCAAGATAATCACTAGGACCGCCTATAATTGACCCTAAAATACTACCTATTCCTCCGCCGACTCCCATTCCTAATGGATTTATAGCTCCTGTTCCAAACATAATTCACCTCAATTATTACTTCTATAATTCTCAATCCACAAATCCCTACTTTTGTTATAATGTAGTGTTATTGTGTCTCCCAATCCCATTTCGAATGGAGCTCCACCTTGTAATTGCAGCCCATTCCCATCTATTACTTTAATTATATTTGTATCGCTCATACCTTCTAAAGTAATCTTTTGCCCATCGAATCCAGTAACAATTTGCGGATTTGACGTTAATTCTGTAGTTCCTGCGCTAGATCCTTGAATTCTCATATTAGTTGATGTTGCTGGTATCTGAGAGCTTGCAGATAAATCCAAAGTCTGAGAGGGAGGGGTTCCATAATTAACTTTACTAGTTAATTGTGTAAACCATCTGCTCCAGTTTGGATTAACCGCTAATTTCTCAGCAATATTGTCTAATGGTCTATCTTGTAACATTATTCATGTCCTACAGTTAAAGCACATCCCAATAATATAAATGGGATATTGTTATAATTTTCTATTCTTAATGTAGTCAAATGGCTATACCCAAGGTTAAAAAATCTTACTTCTGTATTCCTTTTACCCATCTTTCCCATAGATTGGCTTAGTTGGTTTCCATAGCTTATTCCAGCATCTCTAGAAACTTCTAGCATCAAAATAGGATTTTCATCTTTACCAAATTCAAGACCTACACCACTTTTCACATCGAATCTAATTTCGTGTAGTGTGTGATTTTTATATGTTGGTAAAGAAAAAACCCCTACTTCACGCATTTTCTTTATTGATGTACCGTCATCATCATAAATCTGATCTGAAAGTTCTAAAATCTTGCTACTATTAAAAGGTAAGACATAATGCCTATCGTTATAATAAAAATATGCTTCTGGTAACCATCTATCTTTATCTTTATATGCGACTTGTGACCACATATTAGTATTTATGCAATACATCCATGAACGATTATCACTAGTAAAATTAATAACATAGAAGATATACCCATAATCATTCTTAAACATAAATGATGTAGCATCTTCATAATCTTCATAAATACTAAATTCTTGTTCTAAAGCTTGATTACTTATAGTTATTGGATCACTTCCTTTTGTTAAGACGACAGAAAGCTGACCAGTTCTAGTTCTTGCGAGCCAGATAGCATATTCAAAATTAATAGATATACTTCCAGCAGCAGCACACCCATAATCTAATGTTTGTGTGCTTTCCCTACTAAATGGAAAAGCCTGTCCAGACTCATACCAAACTTCAACAGAACGATTTCCAAAAAGATATAACAGACCTTTTAATCGCCCTAAACCCACCAATATATCTGGATAAGATGTTATTTGCGCTCTATCTAATGTATTCCACGATGTCGCATCATTTATGCCTGAAATACCCCATTGACTGCTATTGCTTTGTGCAACAATAAATCTTTGAGCTAAGACTGTGACATCTATAGGATTAGAAAAAAAACCTCCTGATGTTATTTTGCTAAAAGCACTTGTATCTTTTTCATAAACCCAGCCCCCTTTCCCGTCAACAAACATCAGCTGACTGCCATTATCTTCTATTCCAACATATCCTGTATTTGTAAGAATTGTTCCAATATTTACAATATTGAAGGAATTGTCCAAGGAATAGATGGTGTCCTCTATAACAACAAATACTTTATTATCAAATACATGCGCAGCTCTTCCTCTACCAGTTACAGCAAGTTCTTTTATCTCTTTTAATCCAGGTCTAGTAAAAAAAGCCTTGCCATTTTTTCCCTGAATATCAATAGCAACATACATATTTAATGTACGTTTCGGATCGAACTCATCAAAACCATGTCTTGAATAACCTCCTATAATATCTAAATTTTTAGTTTCTATAGCCATTGTTAAACCAGTGCTGATAAATCAGTAACATATCTCGTACTTTGAAATACTGTTGTACCATTTAAATCTAAGTTATAATCATTACTTACCATCATGTCGTTTTTAGCTTGTTTATAATAATCTTCTGACATAGCAGACCAACTACTTGATGGATACCTTGTATTTAACATTCTCCCTAGCGCGTACTCTAAGTAAAAAAACATATAAGGTGGAATATCTTCTAAATCTGTATTAAGCTCTTGATCACTAATTTTAAATTTACCTTTAATAGAGCATGAATATGCTTTATTAGGGCTTTGATAAAAAGTTAATTTAGATTCTTCTGGATATTTCGTCAAAAAACACATGCTGGGACGACCAGAAGTTGCATGATAATTTCGTTCGTAATATAAAGAATCAGAAAGAATATCAACCGGATATAAAGTACCGTTTTCAATTATAGATACATGAGAAAGACTTGTGATGGTAAAGCCATCAGTAGCAACAGAAAAAGCATAATCTCTTTGATCAATAACTAGACTAAAATCATGTATAGTAAATGAGGGAATAAAAAGTCCTACACCTGATAATTGATCGATGAGAACATTTAAACAATCTAAACCTTCGGTGGTTTGATCACCAGTAAGATTTCTATCATCAGACTTTATATTTATAAGCCTGTATGCTCTATCTATAAGAGTATTTACTGATCTTGTTGCCATTACAGTCCTCCTCAGTACCTATTTAAAATAGGGGCGTAAGCCCCATTATTTAGGATACAACTCGAACTACTTGTGATGGAATCCATACCCATCCACACAATACGTCAAGACGTAATGAGTTTAAGTTTTCAGCTATTTGACCGCATTTAGATACACGAACCGACCAACCAGTGTCTGGATCAGTTGTCGTTGAGCTATCCATACCATCAAACTCTTGCAAAGGTGGGCATACTGCATATAAGCCGCATGACGGATAGGCTAAATTGACATTCTGTAATCCATCAAGACCATCAGCAACCGTTCCTTTTCTAATAACAGTAATAGTTGCACCATCAGGAATTTTTCCAGATAAGTTTCGGTTTGGATCATTAACATCAATATTAATCGTAGGATTAACCAAAATAGTAACAGCTCCGCCTGCGCTTGAATCTGCATCAGCAGTAACTACAAACTGCGCATATTGACCCGTATTAACTTTGTTTACTCTATTAACAAAATAAGGTTGTAATGTTGGATGAGTTATTTCAATTACATCACCTTTTTTCAAAATTCCAGTAATACTTGCAGTAAATCCGTCAGCAACAATAGTATTACCTGATGTTACATCACCATTAACAAGCGGTGCGCCATAATCTCCAGTATAAGATTGATGTTTAGCAATACTTTGATCTTCGTAAAAATCAAAATATGATAATTTACCCATTCTTGAACCGAAGCTTATGTCTTGATTTAATGTTTTATTAAATGAATTTTGTAAAGATGATTTCAATGCTGAACTATCACGATGATTGATAGCAAAATACCAATTTTTGCTTTTATCAATACCTTGTTCAGCCATAACAGCACCAGCCAAATCTACTTCAGCAAACGTGTTAATAGCTGTTCCTGGAGTGCCAACAGTGTAATAAGCACTATTAGCAGCATCAGCAGCTATTTCTTTGTTTATATCTGAAATTATATTGTGTACAGCAGGATTTAAAACCCTGTCTTTCCATGTGTCATAACGTAACTTTGTGGAAAGATCGACTGTTGAGTAATTAATATAAACAGTAAATAATTGTTGCAAAGTCAGTGGTAAATACGTTTCTTTAATGTCTTTAGCAGTAACAGAATCACCACGTTGAACTATATGCTGATTATCTAGTCTAATATTAACTACCTGTCCAGCATCATAGGTATTATTACTAAACATACCATCATATTGACGATTAGCAGTTGCGATAAAAGTATTATTTAATTTGAATGTCGCAGCCATTTGCTTTGACAATAGCGTACTAGTTATAAGCGTATTAGGCATAATAAGATCTCCTTAAAATCAATAAGTTATAATTTAGAGAGAACCAAATCTCTCTTCTAATTTTCTTCTTTCATTCTCTACAATTTGAGCGTAACTCATCTTTGTAGAGTCGGTTTCTTTTGATTTAGGGACTGCCTTAGTCTGTGAGATAGGAGGGGGTGCAGATGATTTTATTGGTTTTGTTCTATGTATAACGTTACCTTCAACCAAATACATTTCTCTTATCTGTTGATCTACTGGCAATCTAGAGATTCTAGCGGTTTCTTTTTTATTTTTTGAAAGATGATAAATAAGCTCAGCACCATTAGGAGTGTTTTTAGCAGCTAATAACATTGCTTCTGTAAAGCAATTATCAAATTCTGGATCTTTAACAAGTGCTTCAAAATCTTCATATTTATCAAGGGCTTCAACCATTTGTTTAGCAAATCTTTGCTCTTTAACGGCTTCTTGCACTTGAATTTGTTGATTTTGTTGCTCAATCAACCGCTGTTGATATTGCTTTGTTTGATCCTCGGTTAATAATCCTTCAACATTCTGTAAGTCATTTTGAATCTTGGCTTCATAAGAACGTTTTAATGCGTCTAATTCTCTTTGATGTTTACGTTGTTCTCGAGCAAGGCGTTTTTGTAACCACTTCGGGTCTTTTTCGTCTTCTTCTTCAACGTTTTTTTCATCAGGTTGATCAGATTTTTCATCTTTTTCCAGAGTTTCGGTCTCTGTGGGTGAAGCATCGTCGTCCAATCCTTGGTCAACACTTTCTTCAGCTGGAAATTCTTCATCCAAAGAATCTTCTTGAGGCTGGATTTCATCTTGAGGAGCTGGATTTTCGATGTCTTCAGTCACAGAAGAATTATCTTCTTCTGACATCTAAAATCTCCTTTTCCTACTATGTTTTTTATAGCTACATATTCGCTAGCTATACATTTATGGCTGTATATTAGCCGTTCTATACGTTTGTGGTCGCATATTCACCAAAAGTCGTGATTCAAGTCTAATCGATTAAGATAGAAAGGTCAATTGGTTTTTAATAAATAAATAGAGGGCGCATCTTCATGAAAGAACAAGAAACGCCTAAGTTTAAAAAAAAGACACGCCCTCTAAAAAGTTAATGATTTCTTTTGTCTGAAGATATCATTCTATTAAGTTCGCTGTTAAGTTGAAGTATTTCATATTCTAAATCATATGATATCTTCATTGCATTAATCTCCCCAAAAATTATTAAATCTACCAGAAGCAAGCTCAGTATATCTTACTGTATGCTGAATATTTTTATGACCTAGATAATGCTGAATACTTCTAGTATCTTGACCATCATTAGCTAATTTAAATCCTGTTGAGTGTCTTAACATATGAGGATGAAGAGGAAAATTAAATCCTGCTTCTTTACCTGTTTTCATCATAATCTTTCTAAAAGCAGAATCTGAAAGCGGTGCTTTTTGCTCAGAAATAAATATATATGATTGAGAAGGATACTCTTTCTTTATTTTTTTTAAAGCCCTAATTTCCTTTCCGCTTAAAGGATGAACGCTATTTATGCCTTTCTTAAGCCTATTTATATGAATTTTACCTTCTTCCAGATCAATCTGGTCCCATTTTAAATTAATTAATTCAGAAACTCTAAGCGCATGTCTATAAGCTAATAAAATCATAGTAGAATTTCTATAACCATTTCTACTTATTTTCCTAGCACATACAATGAGTTTTTCGACTTCATTATAAGCAAGATATTCGCGAACTCGGCGTTCTATATTTTTAAGTTTTTTGGGGGGATTTGTTTTCATTATTGGAATTCTTTAAACTCTTTGAGCATTTTGAAAAAATTTTTAATTGATTCATCGCTTGCTATCATTATCTCTCCATCCTCAGCAGAAAATTTTCCATCTCTAAAATATATATTTCCTAAACTAAATATAATATTATGCTTTAAACATACTTTTTCGAAATCAATAAAAAAATCTACAAAATATTTATGTATTTTTTTTTCATGCGCTAGCAGACAAAGTTCATTAGTTGAAACATCATGCGGATCTCTCCCTCTTTTCTTTAATTCAGTGCATAGGTTATTTTTAATTTCTTTCTCTATATCATCTCCATTAAAAGCTCTTATTGCCTCCTTAAAAACATCTATTATCTTTTCCTTTGAATTGACATGTATATTAATTCCATCAAACTCTTGCAAAGGTGGGCATACTGCATAAAAAGTAGCAAATCTTGTATATTTAATACAAACTTCCGATAATTCTGTTAAAAAATCGATATTTTCTTGATTTTTATCTTTCTTACACATTTTTCTTTCTATCATAACCTTTTCTCCTAATTT